AAGCTACTATACACTGTCATTTACTTCCCACTTACAGCGTTAGGTTTGTTTAACTCGACCTTAAATTGTGTTCATTGTAGTACTATATTTTTGGTTTTAACGTTATAACAAGTCAAATCTCTCGTGAAATGACAAGCGCCTTTCGGCTGACTACAAAACACAGCCCCATCCAAGTTAGTAGTGTACACTGTATTAATGGAAATCAGTCAAGGGGTTGTAATGCTGGCCAAAGGATAAATCCTAGTGTCTTAGGGGACACCTGCTCCGGCATATTGTGTATACAATGCAGACACATTCATCAATTGAGTAAAATTATGAAGCAGAGGGATAATTCTAAAACAATAGTCAGATATGGTACATTGCAGCCACAACACCAAGCCACAAGTTTGCCAGTATTGTCCAGGGAATGAATTCCCAGCATCGCCTAGATGCGTACTTAAACTCCCCATCAATACAGTTTCCACCACTAACAATAGATATAACTCAGGACACGATCAACTTCGCTACTTCGCTTGCGTTGGTGAAAAATCGAATCACGTTTCCGGCTGAAAGCGAGACACCTGCCCAGGTAATAATACCTGGGTTATCAGCTGACGCGTTGGGACCTACATCGAAAACGGCAGAGGCTAAGCCTCTGGCGCCCAGATACCACTGATAAATATCGTAGAGCCATGCTCCTGAAGCTAAGGTGACATTTGCACCGGCAACCCAAGGTTGAACTCCGTTGACAGTGCCACCAGAAGCTACAGCTACGCCCTCTACTTGAAATCTACCAGGTCTGTGAAAATGTAATGTGTGACCATCAGCAATATGACAGAACGGTGAATTTGACACGGTTTCAAGGAGTGTCGTCGTCGCTTCACTAAAGGGTTCATTCGCAGCGGTAGGAGTGCCATCTTTTGTAGCAAAAGTGTCAGCTTCCTCGCTTTGAATTTGTGGTGTGAAAAATGTAATATCATAATTCACCCACAACTCACCAATGTGTGCGGACGCCGCAGAGTCAATCACCACCCACAACCTCAAAGCATCAGTTTGTCTGATCTCTGTCGTGGTTGTGCTGGTATTCCTTCTCGTGTAATATTCTTTCCTTTTCCTCAAATTCCGAGGTGAGCATCGGATGATGCCTGGTTGCCAGAGAGGAAAACTCCCTGCATCCTCGAATGATAAGAGTGATGTTTTGTCCAAGGTAGAATTATCATCCGCCGGATCATAATCAGGACACAAAGCAATTCTACCAGCAGTGGATGTCGAAACAGCCGGTTGATAGTAAAATTCAAGCTTCGTAAAAATATATGATTCGAAAGCAGATGCAATTCTGGACAACAACGGAAAGTGGTGTTCCTGTGCCGGATTACACTGGTATTGGTGAACTTGTCCAGTTGTTCCATCAGCAGTAACATTCTGGAAAAATTCCCGATGAGAGACTCTATGCTGTCGCATTGGAGTAACATTGTGGATCGATCCTCCAATAGTGACTGGTGCTGTCAACTGACGAACACCGCGTTGACGAACAAGAATTTTCGCATTCCTATTCCTCCTTTTTGTCTTCTTCTTAGATTTTCGGTTTTTCTTCATGACCTCAGTTATCTATTAACAATTCAGGTCGGGTCTTCACAAAAGCTTACACAACAACACCGTTGAGTTTGGACAAACATTCGTGTTCCAACACGCAATGAAGTCCATGTTTCCGGAGTGACTCATCAAGATACAGGTAGAAGTCACGCTCATCATCCTCCTCTAGACCAAAGCGCTCAGAAAACGCGGTCCAGGTTTCACCATCGCATTCATGGCAGTCGCCAAGGTGTGCATCAATCTTGTATTGACTCTCATGGTAATTCTTGACATGTGTAGGTCCGGGTCCAATGTATCGTAACAAAGCCCAGATGTATTGTCGAAGAAAAGGGACATGGTTGGAGGTGGGGAGTGCAGCTGTCAAATTGGATCGTAGAATGGCAATCTTTTCTTCTTCAGTGAAATTATTGCCCTTGTCCAATATGACGCCCATCTTACAGATGTTGCGCCCTGCCATTCGACCAACTCGGATTCCATAAGCGGTGGGGTAAAAGACCATACTCAGAAAGTCGATTTCCATCGGTTTTCTTGTACATCCAACTTTGACTTCAAATCCTGCATCAATAGTAGTTTGTACAAAAATCTTCAGGAAAAGCTCAGCGTTGATAACAGAACCATCAAACATGATGATAGTGTCATCACCCATCACAGCAATTCTGACATAGTCGCAAAGGTCGGACCATGATGCTCCTACAGCAACACAGTAGCGCCAAAAAGCACAGAGAGCGATCAATCCGGATATTCGTGAGTTGCCTACTGATGTTTCGCACTCTCCGGAGCCTCTTGTTGCCTCGACGCAATACTTCAACCATTTGCCAAAAGCTTTAGTGTTCAGTTTAAGCTTTCTAATCTTATCCCAATCCGGCACAGCGTTTGCGATACCGAGACGTTCAAACCACAAGCATTCGTTCTCGATGCACTCTTTTTGCTGTGTGCAATCGAACTTTGAATAATCCGAATACATATAAACATTGTCCTTGAATTTGGCACAGTTTTCATTCACCCAGCTGTTAATATGCTCAGCTGTGGCTCCTGACACATACCATACGATGTTGTGCCTATGCCAAATTTTAGCAAGTCCTTTCGAAGCGGCTGTCGTAAATGGTCCCATCATCACCTTAATAGGTTTTGACACTGCAGAGACCATTCGTGGTCGTATTGGAGTATATTTACCACGATTGACAATAAGCTGAGGCTCACGTTTAGTAAAAACTTCATATTTAGTTTGACCATGTGTGAGACCCTCAGTCTTGTTCCGTTCGCACCAAAGGCTATTTGTCTTCTGTTTTCCACCAGGAAAGCGTTTATTCCATTCACCAAAAGAGAAAATAATCTCCTCTCCATTTGCAACCACACCACCATAGCCAGCCTTAAGGTTGGATAGTGTGCGGTATTCAATTTCAGGGAGTTCTTTGTTAAAGAAGCCTTTCTTGGGTTTATATTTAGGTTTGACGCAAGCGCGTGTCCGCGCTGCAACGTACTCGTTGTTCGGTGAGCTCTTAAAGCAGACAGGTAAAACGTCCGCAAAAATAGGGGCAATCACTAATAACCCACGCCCTCCAGGTTTAGGATCAGGCGGTTCAAAGTGAGTTATCTGCGCTGTTCGATGCATCTCATATTCGGAAACTTTTACGATGCTTTCAACCGGTTTGATGAACCGTTGGTGTGGTGGAATAGAGAAATCAGCAACAGCAAATTCTGTTGTTCTATCCACCATAATAGTATCAAACCAATTATGAAAGTCAATTCGGTAAAATTTTGAAAAGAAGAAATTGTATAGCCATTTCAAACCATAGCAGACGACCATCGCACAAAAGGGATAGTCGGAGGTTTTCGATGGGTCAACAAATCCTGGATCCATAGAATAAGTGTTTCCTATGAGCATGAACAAAGCCAAAATGGCCAGCGTCCGATTGCACACTCTATCGTACAAGTAAAAGAGCAAAACACAGGGGATGATAGCTTTGAGTATACAATATGAGTATGGAACGTAGAGTAGGATGTAATGTGCAAGATAGTAGTAAACCATGCTTGACAACATAATACAAAACAAGACCCAAAAGAAGCTCGCGGTCAAGTAGGGGGTTTCTCTATCTGCAACAAATTGATACGTCAACCAACCAGTGGTATTGTACCAAGCACGATGAGCTATGGATCTCTTGCCCTGCTGAGTCCACAATTCACGTGAAATTGCATCCACACTCGTAACACACTCAGGCTTAACTCGTTTGATCGTACTCGTGAGCATCCGAGTGACCGAAGCGCGTTCGCGTGGTCCAGAATTTGTGCCTCGTGCAACAACAGTGGAATGAAGCATTGCTGCCTCATCCTGTGTGAATTCTACACCAGCGATCCGCACCGCAGGATCAATTGATTTTTCTTTCACTATTTTTTCTCCCCCAGTCAAGTAGACGGCAGTGACAGTGCCTGTGTAGACCCCAGTATTGCCAAGTTCGTTTGCAGTTAGGTTCAGCGCAACACGAACTGGCGCATCAATGGGTCCACCCGTAACTATGGTCGTTGTGGTTTTCAACCATGGTTGGTCCGGATGTACATAGGCAACTTGGTTTCCGTTCATCTGCATTGAAACAATACCGTTCTCAAGGGTATAGTTTCCTTCAACCACTTTGTGGTATTTCACCTGGTGCTTGCCTTCTTTAAACCTATGGAAGGTTATATAGGCTACCCGGTCCCGCGTCTTCAATAGTAATTCAACCATTTGTTCAGCGGTAAAGTAATACGCAGAATGGGTCATTAACAATGCCCCATACACCTCTTGGCCAATTTGACCACCGTGGGTGTCAAGATGAGTCTGCGCATCTTGTTGGTACCAACACCATTCATGAGGTGGTATATTGTCAGTACATTCCGGGAAGTAAGATTCGAGCAATTTGCACTTGTTATAATTATAACCGCTAAAGATGCCATTTATATTGTAAGAATCCACAGCAGTAATTCGGTTAGAACAGCGCAGGTGTCTCAACCTGGCTGAAAAGCCGAATCCAATGTCTAGGATTTTACGACTACATCGTAAAGCACGTACAAGCGACTCTCTCTCACCAACTTTTCGTAAATAGGCAGCAACTGGGTGCGGATGTCGGGTGACACAGCCATCAACTTTCTTTGGGAAGAAATGTAAATAGTTTACTCCAATTGAGTTAATCTGTTCCTCAAAAACTTCCTGTTCCTCACTAGTCATTCCGTAAACTAGTCTCAACGGTAGTTTGTGTAAACTTTTGTTAGGAGGACGAGCATCATTTTCTCGCCCCCTAGCCTCCGGTAAATTTTTCCAATTTGGTGGAGGGTGTGACGGTTCCTCAGGCTTAAGTGATCGACCATCTGTGCGACTTTTGGGCTCGGCCCGATTCGCACCCGTCTTTGAGCCATGCCTTCTTCTCTTGTTATTCCATTTTTTCGTAGGAAAATTAGATGAAGAAGTCAAGTATCTCTCATCGACGCATCGATAATTATTTTTCTTCGGTACCTTGGCCGAAGGGGCCCGTCTGTCATATTTCCGTGAATAAGGTTTTCGCCACTTCCGTGCGGCGTTAGTCTTGTTGTTT